GGTAGTCATGGCCCCAGCCGACACCCATCAGCTTCTTGGTCTTGGCGTCGAAGATGGGGCTTCCACTATCGCCAGAGATCAGCATGAAGCTGACATCGTAGCTGCTCTCGCCGACATAGCCCGAGGGCTTGATCACCTTCCCTGCCCGCTTGTTGATCGTGCCGGCACGTGAGGCATTGATGCCGTACCCGACCTGGTAGACTTCCTGGCCAGTGTAGATCTCGTCTTCGAAGACTTCGACGTAGCCATCAACACCAGTGGAATCGATCTCCAGCAGGGACAGATCAGAGCTGGCCGAGTAGCCGAGGAAGACTGCATCCTTCTTGGATCCATCAGAGAGCTTTACGTAGAGCGGGCTCGTCTGCTGCATAACGACGTGTCGACAAGTCAAGATGTAGCACTTCTTCGCCTCGGGATCATAGTGGCAGATGCCACCGGTACCGCCGGAGCTTCCAGCATGCACTTCGCAAGCAGCCTTCACAGCCCAGTCAGGAACGCTATCAGTCGCAGGACCAGGCATAGCAGGTTCACAATACCCGCCTGGGCAATACGATCCACCGCGACGACGGCCAAACAGCTGAGCATCAGCATCAGCAACAAACAGAAACAAGATCAGAAGAGCTAGTACCTTCTTCATGGGACCCTCCTTGGTTACTGACCCTTTCGCCGATCCATTGCATCCTGGAAGGATTTGGTGATGGCATTCAGCGAGGATTGAAACTCACGGTGTTCCCGCTCGAGCATGGTGTCGAACCGGGATTGTTGCTTATCGATGGCCTGGATGAACCTGTTCTGTTGCTCCAGGTTGTTCTGATCGTTCTTGGCTGATTCATCACGTAGCCAGGTAGTGGTGAACCACATGCCTACGGTGAGAGCCAGCACGAGCAGACCCGTCGGCCCGTATTTGTCGGCGACGGTCAGGGCCAAGGTGAAGGGGCCACTGATGGATTGCTGTGATGTCGTGGTTCCGTTCGACATGGTTCATCCTGAAAACGAAAAAACGCCGGTGCGGTAGGGATCTTCGCAGACGGATAACCGTCTCCGAGGATCACGGCCGCAACGGCGTTCGTGATTCTTGGCTTCGAGCAAGGCAACGGCCAAGCTCTGCATTGATTATTATGCGTCAGGCGTAGCTAGTCAACTGGGAGGCACCATCGACGACAGCTTCCAGTACTGTTTGAAAAAGTCGTATGCTTCCTTTTCCCCTGGCACTCCTGTGTGCTTTTGTGGCCACGGCCAATGCCCGAGCCGATGCCCGCCACGAGTGCGGAACTTGTCGGCGTACCGATGCGTGTACCCAGCATCATGAATCAGGCCCGGGCCCTGGTAGACCGTCCCGCCTCCGAGTGTGGCATCGATCTCGCATGCCGCCAGTGCAGCACGGAGTTGGTCCTGATCGCCGACACCGTACTGATAGCTCACCTGGTGGACGTGCCTGTTCAGCCAGTCGTAAAGGTAAGCCACTTTCCAGAGCTTGTGGGTGTCGAGCCTCCAGACTCCGCCGTCGATAGCGTGGTTACGTGGAGCCACTCCGTAGGCCGCCCAGTTGATAGCTTCGTGATGGTTCGTGCAGTACCAGGCCCCGGAGCCTGCCTGAAAGGCTTTCTCCGGATCTCCCCAAGGGACCACATCCGAGTCGATGAAATGCACATCGCTGAAAGGGAGTACTCCCGAAGTCAGACACCAGCTCTTGATGGGCCAACCGTTTCGCCATCCCTGGCACTGTGCATCTGGGACAGTCACGACAGCGACATCGAGCTGCTCGAACATCGCGAGGCGGAGCAGCTCGGCGGGACGACGTACCAGGACGATGGGGAGGTTGCTTCTCTTTCGAAGCATGCTCGCAGCGACAAAGTTGCCAGCTTCGTAGTCTCCGCCGCCGGCGAGAACGTAACCACGGCCGGTGCCAGGGCCTGAGTATTCGGGCACGTTGGCCAACTGTTGGAGGATAGCCTTTGCCAGATTCATTTTGGGAAGTCCGGGCATAATTTCTGGCAAAGCTTCAGCCCGCTTCGTGGTTGCGTAGACACAACACCATGCAACTTGCAGGCGAACGCAATGCAGCCGCAACCGGTACGATCAAGCTCAGCACCACGGTGAGGGCAACCGTCGTACAGGGGAATATGGGGAGTCAGCTTGGGGAGGGTTGCTCGTGTGGTCATGTGCAGCTTTATCATCTCAACGATCTTGCCCATTATTCCTCCACGCAGTCAGGGTCGAGCATTGGGGTAATGGTAATAGCAGGGAGTCTGATCCCTGGACCATCAATGGCAAGCGTTCCACCGAAGTCTGTGATGGTCCCAGATCCACCAATGAAGTCGTTCGGTATAAGACCAACATCGACCGGATCTGGATCACCAAACGGAGGACTAAAGATGCTCTGACCGTTGAACGAAAAACTAGGGTCAGAAGAACTATTGACTTGTGAACCAAACCACACAATGGCATCACCAGCTTCGTAAGGGCTTTCACATGCTAGTGCGATGGTGAATCTAGCGACGATGGTAACGTTGAAAGTGACCGTCCCCAGGTCGCTTGTATAGGTTAAGTCACCAGTCCATTGGGGAGCATAGGGCAGGTCATCAGTGATGTCGCCGTTTTCGTCCAGTGCAGCTGGGCCCGAGATCGTGCAATCACCGACTCCGATGTTTCCGAAGTACATGAAGTCCGGATCACTCCCCACCTTGGCGATGGTGTTGCCGATGAGCGTCCAACGCGGCGTGACGAAAAGATTATCCCAGAGTAGGTTTGATGCAGTCAGGGACTTATGCCAGGTTGTCCACCACCAGCATACACAGCTTGAGCAACACCCAGCACACCCGTTCGGCATGCGTGGACCGGTTGTGCCTGATGATGAACCTGAGTACTCTTCGACCTGCAAACACTGCTCACACCAGCTGGCAATCACCGGCTTGCCGTTTTTCGTGCCAGTCACCAGGCCCAGGTATCGCTCACCCTGCTGGAACTGAGTGGACCCTGGCTGGCACCACTGCCGAGCCCATGCCAGTATCGGCTTCCCGGATGAATGCCTGCCCGTAAACAGACCATGCCCACGGTACCCTTGATAGAGACCTGGGCAACTTCCCTTCATTCGAGTGTGAACCGGCATGCCATCAGGGGCCTGACCGGAGCGTAAGGCCAGGCCTCGGCTCATGTGTTGAGATCTTCCAGGTAAACAAGTGCATCGCTGACCGGCTCATACCCTGAGCCATCAGGCTTGCGGCGAAGGATCTTCACCTGCCAGAGCCCATCTTCATCAGGTTCTTCGGAGATGACTTCGAAGGCGACTACTCGAGCTGGAGCAATGATTGACTCACCAGGTGAACCAACGGGACGCCGGCCGGGCTTGGACTCATAGTCCTTGAGCATCCGGCCGACTCGGGCTGCGGCACCTGTGGTAAGTTTGACTGCCATTATGATCCGTACTCATTGACGAGGAAGTAAGCTGCGATGCCCTTGCCTGGGGTTCCACCGCTGACCGTGATCTGGACGGAGAGATCGTCGCCGGCGACCAGAGCTGTGGGGCTCGGCGTTGCCGTCTTGACCGTGTTGGCAAGGTCAGCATCGGTGAAGGTCACCGTTCCCACCGAAGTGCCGTTGAGCCTCCAGGTAACTGTCACAGTATGACCAGCACCGCAGACCACAGGGAGCTTCGCCTTCAGGCTGACGAGAGCTCCAACAGCACCATAGATGACGTGCAGGACTTTCCAGTCTGCAGCGTTCCAGTTGTTGCGGTCCTGGCTGTAGCAATAGGTTCGCTGCTGCTGGACCTTCGAGGCCTGCAGGGCCGTGGATCCGGAGCCGGTGAACTGAGGATCACCGATGCTGGCAGCAGGCAGGCTGGCACTGCCCACCACGGTCAGTGTACTGCACTGCAGATCGGGAACTGTTGCGGGGATGGACATCGATGTCTCCTTAAGGGGTAAGCCCCATCAGCTGATAGAGGGGGAGATGATTCACTTCGCGGTACTTGCGATAAGTTTCGATCAGATAAGGGCTGGAGCGGTAGGGGTCAGAGACGCCGTTCTCATCCAGTAGCACTGGATCCGCAGGACGTTCACCATTGGCGCCAATGATCGGCCAGAGGAAGTAGTTGCCGGGGTCGCCAGGGTCTTCCACTTTCTCGTTGTACCCTGCTGAGACATAGGGTTTGTTCCACCCCTCCCAGTCTGTCTCGATGGAACAGGACACTTCCCAAAAACGGAAACCATTTTCCCATCGTGGGCTACCGGAGAACCCGTTGAACTTGCTGAGCTTGGGACCGATCACCACGCCCCAGTACGGGATGCTGATTGCTGTAAGGTTGATCGAATCCTGCAGGGCCACTTCCAGAGCGAACGGCCAGACCGGCAAGTTCTTGGTGATCGTGAACCCAGGGGAATGCGACTCGACTTCAATCGGTTCATTCGGCAATTCTCCAGCCGTGTTGACCATCAGAACGCCATAGGCATCCCTGATCGCGATCCGCTGGCGTTGTTGTGGCGATCGCGAAATCGTCGGAGGCCTGAGGAGTGGATTCTCTACATACTCGTCAGGGTTCTCACGCAGGCTGGGGCTGTTGGTGTAGTCAAGAGAAACTGTCCACTCGTCGGCCATGGACTGATTCTGTGAGGGCGTCCTGCCCACACAGAAACAGGTACCATCCGTGGGCCAAGTCGAGGCCAGCAAAGGCAAGGCTGGGTAAGCCAGGACGGTTGCCGGGTCCTCGTTGCGGGTGTTGCTCTTGAGCTTCCATACGGACTGGAACGTCTTCACTCGCTTGCCGCCGGTGAGCTCTTCCTTGCCAGACCTGCCGATGATGACACAGTTGGTGATAGCCATTAGTAGCTGGCACCTCCACCGAAGTCAGCGACGAAGTCAGTATCAGCGCTGGTGATCGATTCCTCCATGCTCTCCAGCAGCGTCGTCTGCTTGTCTGCTGCCTTCACCAACTTGGTGGTGTTCTCGCTGGTTTTCTGAGCAGGTGAGTTGAAGTCCCGGCTACGCATGACCACGTTGTAAGCTTCCTTCGAGCCAGCTTCGATTGCTCCGGATCGCTTCCATTCCTGGCCCTTGCCGATTGCTGCGGCCATCGCTGCAGATCCACCAGGAGTACTTGAGGGGGAAGTTGCTGCAGCTGCAACGGTTGCGTTCGCCCCGGCAAGCTTGCTGGCAAAGTCTGCTTTGCCCTTCTCGACAAACGCATCCCGGCCCTGGCCGAGGCTCTGATCCAGAGCCCTGATTCGATTCGCTGCTTCCTTCTCCCACTGGGTGAACTCTCGCTTCGTCACGCTGAGGGATTCAGTGATCGAGGTCTTGAAGCCGTCGGTCAGTGGCGTCCAGATGTCGGCCAGCGAAGTGGTGCCAGCGATCAGGCCCGGGATGTTCTTGAAGAACTCAACAATGTTCTTCCCGATGTTGGAGAAGATCGTTGTCGTCATGTTGTAGATGTCGGTGAAGACGTTCTTCCACTGGCGACTGAACCAGGACAACACTTCGGGAATGTTCACGGTAAAGAGATGCACGATGTCATTCCCGGCGATCGACATCGTCAGCTTCACGCTCTCCCAGCCGAGCTCCCAGTAGCTGGAGAAGTTCTTGAAGAAGTACTGCACGTTGAGCATCGAGTCGATGAAGATCTCTTTGAAGTTGAGCGTAGAGGCTCCGATCCCTTCGAAGACAAGACCGATGCTCGCCCAGGCCAGGTCGAACGCCATGCGGACACCTTCCCACACTGCACCGATGTATGAGCCGAGCGTTTCGAAATACATCTGCACGTAGGGAACGAACCCACCAATCGACTCGGCCCAGCTGGCCACGCTTTCCTGGATGGTCCCGGTGAAGCTGATCAGCCCACCGATGGCATCCTTTCCACTGAAAACAGTAAGCAGACCTTCACCGAGCTTGGTAAGACTTACCCCAACGTTGTCGGTCAAAGTTGACCACATGCCACCAATGGTTTTACTCTGCTTTTCTGAACCGCCAGCGAACCGACCACCAGCACTAGTCATTGAGGTGATAGCCTTATCGAGATCTCCGAAGCTGATCTTCCCTTCAGAAGCCAGTTTCTTGACCTGCACCTCGGCCACACCGAACTGGCTGGCCAGTGCCTGGATGAGAGGGACACCCCGTTCGGTGAATTGATTGATGTCCTCACTCATGAGGACACCAGCAACCTTGGCCTTGCCGTAGAGCGTGGCCATCTCACCAATGGGCTGATTGAGCAGAGCGGAGATGTCACCGATCCGGCGGAGCTTGGGGACGATCTCGTCAGCATCCATGCCGAATGCCGCCAGGCTCTTTCCGGCTTTAGTAAGCTCTGGTAGCTGAAACGGTGTCTCGGCTCCGAACTTCGCCAGATCACCCATCAGGACTTTAGCCTTCTCGGCAGATCCGAGCAGTGTCTCGAAGGCGACGGCATTCGACTCCATCTCAGCTGCACCGCCGAACATCGACTTGATACCTTCGCCGATGCCCGTGGTGATACCTACTACTGAACCCAGCTTACCGATCTGGCTGATGAAGCCTCCAAGAGTGTTCGACATCGACGCAAAGCCAGCCGTAAATCCGCTGCTGTTCGCAGAGACCATGACTGCCATATGTCCAATCGAAGTACTCACTACTCTTCCTCACTGAGTGCCATGCATACAGCTACGGCCTGCTCAAGTTCCTTCCCCTCATCCACTGGTGTGGGGTCCCAGACTGGAAGGAACTTGTCGATGGATACCTTTTCGCCAGTCATGCTGTGATGCAAGTGAGCTGACTGGAGAGCTGACCGAAGATCAGCCCTGTCTTCCTTCCATGGCTCTACTGCGAAGTAGGCCTGCCAGGCAGACAGGACCTCATCTGGTAAGCTCATCAGGTCGAAAGGGTCGAGGACTCCCCACTGGAAGGCGAGCCGGAAGCAGACGCGGAGGCGCCAGCTGTCTCGAATTTTTTTTCCAGTGCCTCCTGGTGTGCCTTCGTGAATCGGTTCAATCGATCCGCCACGGTGACCAGGCCTTCAAGCTCATGGGCTGCCATGTCGCCCACCAGCTTTTCGTCACCCCTGAGGAAGATCGGCTTGCCCTGGGCATCGCAGATACAGGCCACCAGCATCCGGCCTCGAACATTGGGACGATAGGCCACGCCATCCTTGAGGGCTTTCGCTCGCTCCTCAGCAAAGCTTGACTCGAAGGTGTCGAGTTCGTTGGCAGACAACTCTCGGACGTGCACGGTACCGCCCCAGGCAGGAACGGCTACGGGCTCCGACTTCAAGGCCCGAACGGTTGCCATGATGGCTTCACGATTCAACAACATTGATAACACTCCTTGAAAACGAAATGGGCAACCAGGACAGCAACCATCGCTTACGATGGAGCAGTTGCCTGGAAGTAGGGCTTACCTGTGATCTTGATCTTGAATTTGCCGGTGACCTTGGCATCAACACTAGCTTCACCGGAGTCATGCTCAAGCATGAGTCCAGCAAACCACCAGGACTTCGTGAACCCAGGGAAAACTACCTGATAGTAGTTAACAGCTTCCGTGGCGTTGATGGTTTCAATAGCCTCGATCCGGGCTTCCTTCGTGTTGTACTCGAATTCCAATTCGCCCGTTCGCTTGAGTAGGGAGATCTCGATCTCTTCCCAGTTGTTGGGACTATCGAGCGCTGACATATCGATAGTGCCGTGAGTCACCTTCGGAAGTGGCAGCTTCGTGATCCCAGCGATCGCGACCATCGTGGTGGCAAAGCTGGTGGGGTTGGACTTTAGCGTGATACCTTGGCTCTGCATGGCTTACTCCTAGGAAGTGACCCGGCTGAGCCAGGCTTGAAGATTCGTCGCGAAAACAAAATCGGGCAGCGTCTGCCCTGTCAGTAGGGGCTCGTCGGTATCCTCGGGCTGACTCAGCGTGATCGATTCCACCAGGTGGCCAGCAACTTCGAGGCGATGCACATTCACCAGACGAGTCGTGACCAGGTCGAAGAGTTCTTTCGCCTGGTCGTAGTCGTTCGAGTAACATTCCAGTCTGGCCGTTGGATACTGATCTTCCTCGACACCATCGAGAGTTTTGTTGGTTTCACCGCCGGTCAGATTGAAGATGATGCAGGGCACCTGGTATTCGGTGAAAGTCCCCAGGGCATAGCACCGGTCCTGCACAATCTGTTTGACAGCAGGGCTGCCAATCAGCAGTGCCCGAAGTACTTTGGACAGATCAACGGGAAGAGCGTTAGTCATGAGCTCTTGGCCTCCGCCGCGATCTCGCTTGCCATCTTCGCCGCGATCGCCGATTTGACCTGGCCGAGGTTTTGATCCAGTGCCGGGTTGAGAAAGGGCTGCTTCCTAGCGCCGGGATGTCGACGGCTGACGATCTGGTGAGGCTGGGTCCCCTTCTCCACCAGGTGAGCCACCCGCGTCGGGTTGTAGACTTTGCCATTGCGGTCCACCTGAAAGCCACGGCGGGAACCGATCTTGACGTAGAACCCCTGCTTCGTCGTCTTACCCTTGCGTCCGAGCGACTTTGCCAGCAGCCCTGACCGACGGGCGACCGATCGCCGAGCTGCCTGCAGCACGATCGTGGATCCCGTCATCACAGCTTTGCGGGTAACTCGGGAACGTACACGGCGTGGCAGTTCCTGCAGCTTTCGCTGCAAGGCCTCCGCTCCTTTGATCTGTACGTTCGTCTGCATGGGTTACACCGTGATGGCTGCAGCCTGGATGATCAGCTCATCCTTGCTGGGGACTGGCAGTAGTCCCGTGAATTCGAGTAGCTGGCCCTGGGCGTTGAGCCAGCGGCCGCGATGCTTGGCAGTGATCCACTGGCCGGCCAGCCAGGGGACTTTAATCCGAAAGGTACCGAGCTCGACCTGGCCTGTGGCCTTCTGCTGTTCACCGGTTGACAGAGCTTCGATCTTGCACCAGATCCAGCGGACATCCTTCCAGGCCAGTTTGGGCGTTCCGTGTGGATCGCTACGTTCCTCGGTCTTCACCTGGATCATGAGCTGGTCAGTGAGGTCGCCGGCGGCGAAGGCCATTACAGGTACCTCTCCGCAGCCACCTGGTCGAGCAGCCGATTCGCTGCAATCGGAGGAGTCGCCACGATGGTACCGACGATGATCTCCGAACGATTCGCGTACCACTGTCCGATGATCAGCAACATCGCCTGCTTGAACTGCACTGGTACCAGTTCTTTGCTCGTGTACCCGGCGATCAGTTCGACAGTCACTGCTGAGACATTCCCGACCTGAGTACTCGGCCAGCAGGTCCCGACCCCTTCCCACAACTTCGAGTACATGTTGTGAGCTTCGAGTTGGTAGTCACCTGAGGAGAGTGCAGCTGCATTCCCCTCGGCGTCGACGTAGTCCACACCGGTGATCTGCTGCACGGGACTGATCAGGAAGTCGATGGCTTTCCCTTTGCAGGGGAAGCCGGTATCGATCCAGCGGTAGGTCGAGGTCAGCAGAGCACGGTTGGTGTAGCTTTGGCAGTAGGCCTCAGCTGATTTGATCCAGTCAACAAACAAGTCGTTCTCGGCATCATGCTGACACCGGCAATGAGCTTTCGCCTGGTCGAGGGTGACCAGGCGTTCGGCGGCCGGTGTGATGAGGACGAGTCGACCCATGATGGTTGATTACCCGCAGAACTTCTGGGTGATGGCCAGGTAGTTGGTGGTAGCGACGGGCTCAAGCATCGCGTTGTACATGTCGACGATGAGAGCATCGACTGCAGCATTGGCCGTCGCCCGGGTGACCGTGATCGTGATGTAGCGCTTCGATGGCTGCTTCACGTCCAGGGTCAAGACCTTGTTGTCAGCGCTGGAGGCATTGGCTGTGAACGTGACCGATGCTCCGGAAATATCCACGGCATCAGAACCGTTCGCGAGATCACCCTGGCCAGCCTTCATGGTGATGACCGAGGTATCGGCAACATCACCAAGAAGCAGTCGGGCCAGGAACGCATCGAAACCCTCACGGTCGAACGTGGCCGTCAGGGTCGACGTACCAGCAGCTGTGGTATTCAGCAGCCGCTTGAAGAACGCTTTGAAACTCAACATTGCAAGGCTCCCTGAAATGTGCTGGAAGGAAAACCGAACCGGCGAATTCCGCCGGTCCAGGAGGAATGAATTAGGTTCCGCAGATCAAGCGACCTGCAGCCTCTTCCTTCGAAATGTTGGCATCGACCTTGCGTCGGATGAGATAGACGGTCTGGTTGGCCCGGGCTTCGAGCTCGACCAGTCGCTGGATGCCGAAGTCAAGACCGTCGACAATCCAGTACCAGTAGAGGGCGAACAAGCCACCGACATAGTTACCAGCTCCATAAGTGGCTGGAGCGTACTCGGTTTCGGCGATGGGGATACTGAGGAGGCGATCAGGTTCGCCCTCGGCAATGCCTTCCTTCCAGAGGTACTGGCCGGTACCGGAGGCCTTCAGCTTGCTGATGTCACCGATGATGGTGCGGTTGAAGATCCATCGGGTGCTGGGGTGGGTGCGGTAGAACTCCTTGAGGGAGTACTTGCAGGTCCGCAGTGCATCGGCAGTGATGGCTGTGTTCGAGCCCGTCACGGTATCACGGCCAGTGGAGATACCCAGTGTCGAGGGAGTGAACATACCCATGGGCCGGCCGATGCCGTTACCCGTCATGAAGGCCTGCTCTTCGAGCTCACCTGCACCGTAGGCGATTTCCTCGCGGACCATCGCTTCACTGTCCAGCAAGGCAGAGCGGATGAACTCGTTCGAGACATCGACTTCACCGGTCATGTCGTGAGGAGTGAAGCTCCGCTTGCCGAAGGCAATGCCCTGGCCGCCTGCTCCATCCTTGGTGGGTGTCGAGGACTCGGTTCCCCACTGGAATGCATCAAGACGACGGGTTCGTCGAGGAGCTCCTAGGGACTTGGCGAACGTGCTGAACTTACGGGCCAGGCTCCGGACGATGAAGACGTTGTCGATGTCCTTGATCAGTTCACCGACAAACTCTTCAGGTGCTGTCACGTAGCCGCCGGCTACATCATTGGTCCGGCTGATGTTAGCCAGGTACTGAGTCGGGGCCCCACCCATCAGGTAGCTCTTGAAGTCTGCCCGGGCGCCAGGTTGATTCCGGCGCCATTCGTCAGACCCCGCTTCAAACACGATGGATTGACCATGCAGGTTCATCGTGTAGGGTTTCTGCTCGTTGCTGGCAGGCAGAGGGGTGTTGGCGTTGGCACTGGTCAAGCGGAGCTGGGGAGCAACATTGTCAGCTTCCAAGCCGGCCTGTTGTTCGAGCCGTTCATAGCGGACCTTGAGCGTGGCAGCATCGGCCATGATCCGCTTGTGCTCTTCGTTTTCCTCAGCTGACAGATCTCGATCTTCAGCCTCGGCTTTGTTGACGAGATTTCTGCCCTTGTTGAGCAGGTCGCTACGTTGCTGACGGAGTTTAACGCTGGATTCCACGAGTGAGCCTCCGGAAAGAATCACCGGAGGCGCAACAAAAATGAGCGCTGCCACCGGTGAAGCCTGTATGAACAGACATCACGGGTAAGCTGCGCTCACAACGGCGAGAACAGGCATACCTACAAACGCCGGGGGATGGTCATCAACTGATCCGAAGTCCCACCAGCAACACTTTGATTATTACCTGCTTACGCGACTTCGGCAAGATCGAGCTCTGCTTTCAATCGGTTGAACGGTGTCTCCGCTTGCATGCTACCTCCACCAGAAACCGACACACCCAGCGACTGCAGCAGCTCCTGGAGCGTCCCGATCTTGTCGATCATGCCGACAGCTTTCGCCTGCTTGGCACCGACAACGCGACCTTCGCCGAAGTCTTTCTTGACCCTGGTCACCGTGGTATCACGACCGCTGGCCAGGGCCTGGCAGAACATCTCGTAGTATCGATCGACTTCGCTCTGGAGATGAGCCCGGGCTTCTTCCGTCAGTGGTCCAACTCCCTCGGTCTTGTACTTGCCTGCACTGACCATGGTGAGATTGACGCCGGCTGACTCCAGTGCTTTGCTGATGTCTTCGTGGGCAACGAACACACCGACGCTGCCAACGTGGCCAGTGGGTGTCATCCAGATCTCAGCAGCCTGGCTGGCAATCCAGAATGCTCCGGAGGCAGCAAGGGCGTTGACGCTGGCTACTACCTTCTTCTGGCCCTTGGCGTTGGCGATCTTCTGGCCGAGCTCCTGGACACCATACACGGATCCACCTGGTGACTCGATGTCGAGGACAATCGTCTTCACTCCGGGATCATCCATCATGGCATCGAATCGCTTACCGATCAGCTGGCAGCTCGGCATCCCACAGGACTCCTCCAGCTGGGTGCCACGGTGGATGATGGTTCCCACAATCGGGAGTACTGCCACGCGGCCGCTGGTCCGGGGAGTAGAGGCCCGGTTCTCGGCCATGGCCGCTTTGATCTCTTCGTGGGGGATCTCTTCGCCCTTGGCTTTGCGAAGCAGGAACAATCGCATCGAGATGAGCTTCTCCTCGAGAAGTGCCCAGGGTGTCGAGGCGAAGGCGGTAAGCAGATGGCTATAGTGCATGATCGACTCCTGCATCTTCCGATGCGTATTTACCAGGAAGCGCTGCTTCGCATTCACGGGCGAACCCTTCCACGGCATGAGCTAGTTCACTGGGCTTGCATTCACTGAGTGTGAGCAGTCTTTCCCGTGATCGATTGCAGCGGGATTCCGCCAGCTGCTGAACCTTCCGGTTAGCCTCGATGGGGACCTGAGCTTCGTCGACGCGATCGACAACACGGAGCTGCATCTCCATCGTAGGCTGGACTGCTTCGATCATGAGCTTGGCATGCTCAGGGTAAAACTCATCAAGCCAGGCCAGGAACTTATTCGGCTTCTCCGCCGCCTTCCGAGCAGCCATCGCTTCCTTGCGGCCGAGGCGATGATAGGTCTGCGAATACATCAGCTCGAAACCCTTGCGGAAGGATACCAGCTCGGTTGTACTCTTGGTTTCTGCAGGAGCAGGAGGAGCTGCAGGCTTGGATGGTTTTGGTGCTACAGGCTGGGGGCCCTGGATGGCCTGCTCGACTGGAATGAGATTCCTTGGAACGAAGTGCTTCTTGCCGAGACCATCAGCCAGGGGGTTCCTGTCTTCGAGATCTCGCCACTCATCGAGCTGCAGAGCACCGTTGATGAACTGAGTCTGCAAGGCACTGGCCCGTTTCTCTGGATCACCACGGAGCAAGGAGTCGACGTTGTACTTGAGGAAGTACCTGTCCTGGTCCTGAGGCAGCAGGATCTTCCTGTCGAACTCGACTTCCTTCATCCTGAGGATTGGGATCAAGCTGTAGATCACATACTCCAGCGACTGCTGATCGATGTTGCTGAACGTGGCCCGGAGCAGTGAACCGATCTTGTGAGGGGGTACCGAATACCATCGAGCAATGTCCTCGACGGTGTAGTTGCCCAGGGCGATGAACTCCATGTCCTTGTTAGGCAGGCCCAGCACGTTCGCCTTCATACCCTCCTGGAGAATGGCCATCTTCCCAGAGTTGTCTGCTCCCTTATGAAATAGCTCCCACTCATCCCGGAAGTTGGCTCGGGCTGGATCCGTCAGCTTGCCAGGATGCTCAATGACAAGCGGTGGTACCGAGCGGTTGCCTAGATCCGCAGCTCCCTTGCGGGTGTGAGCGATTGCAGTACCGATGGTTTCCCGGGCGTGGGTGATGATACCCTTTCCCCAGATGCCATCATCACTGACGATGTTGGAGACATGGAACACGTTCTCCGCCAGGATCTGACGCTGGCCGTTGCAGTCAGTCACATCAAAAACCACGCGTCCATCGTTCAGCGCCCGTGGTGGCTGCACGCGCGAGGGATGAACCCGGAAGATCTCCAGCGGGACACCGCTCCCATCCCGGACGATCTCGCCGATACCATTGCCGGCGTTGAGCTGGTGGATGGTTTCAACGGCTTCAAAGAGAAAGGGATTGTCGACCTGGTTCGGTCGCTTCGCGATCTTCTGGGCGTAGTGATCGCGAGGAGCTTCCTGCTTCCCCCCACCAGGTAGCCTCTCGAAAACGGTTCGGCTGAGCATGCCAGAGCTGGCCGCATAGAGACGAGTTGCGGACCAGACTGCAGAAGAGAGCAGCGCAGTACGGTCATTCACCTGGACGCCGGCCAGGCTCTTGGATCCACCGCTGAACAGTTGGCCCAGAGTAGACGATGAGGGATGGTGTGAGGAGGAATCGCGTGTGGCGAACAGCTTACGAAGTATGGTCATATCCCCTTCCTTGCAGCAAGAATGCTGAGAGTGCACATCGTCGAGCCGACGATGAGATACGGAAGGGGCTGGTAGATCAGGCTGGTCCCGTAACTGATACAGGCCAGTCCTAGTAATCCTGTCACTTCCAACCGATAAGTCAAGAACCAGTTCTGAGCTATGCTCATTGCCCGTTTCATGCGAGTAGCTGTCCTTTCTTCTCGTAGACTGATGGACCTTGTGGCTTTTCTCGTTTATCGAGCCAGGCTCCAATCGACATCGAGCCTGCTGAGATACCATCTATTTTCTCTGCCGACTTCTCCTTATCTGGTTTGATGTTGCCGGCTGGATCCCTGGCACAAACAAGGTTCTCAGCACACCAGCGGGTAATGGGATGTGAGCCATGGTCAAGCAAGCCTCCTTTCACATACCTCAGCAAGTATTCAGTGGGCGTGGTCATCGAAACGAAGCCTTGCCCGAAATCGAGCATTGAACATCCCTGATCAATGAGATGCTGAACAATCTCGCCAGCAAAGGTTCGGTCATAAGCAGAACGGACGATCTTGTAGAGCCCATGCAGCTTGATGATTTCAGATTCAACAAAATCAAAATCGGTAGTGTTTCCCTCAGTTGCATACAGCCACCCCAGTCTCTGCCATACATCGTAGGGCACACCCTTTTTACTTCTGGCGATAATGTCTTCCTCGGGGCACCAGTACCACGCCAACCAGGCCGGCCTAGGGAACTCTTCAGACGGTGGGAAGAACAGGTTGTAGCAGGTGAGATCCGATACCTTTCCAAGATCGAGGCCTCCGAAACATTCGCGATTGCGGAGCGTTTGGGACCACGCCTTGTATTCCGCAGCCCGCTGTTCTGGAGTAACAAGCAGGGATGGATTGTTGCGATCCCACTGCACCAGATCAATCGACCGCTTAGCTTTACCTGTCATGAAGCAGAAGTTGAGACGCTTGGTTTCTGATTCGTTGTCAGGGATGCCTTCAGCTTCTTGGACGCGCTCCCTCAGGTACTTCTTCGTGATGATCGTGCCAAGTGATGGGTTGGCCTTCTCCCAGACATCTTCATCCTTCCAGTCATCTTCTTTGTCGAGACTGCAGACGTAGGCAAACCATTGATCATTGGTGTAAACCTTGTTCAGGATCTTGATCGAATAGTCCCGATCCTTGCCGCATGGCGTCGTCTCTTTCTGGGGTGTGTTCGTGATCTTCACGATCAGCGGTTGGTTGCGACCCTTGAACCCAGCACGAAGCATACTAACTACGGTATCGGTCTCGTGCTCATGCCACTCGTCGACCAGGGCGATATGCGGGCGAGGCCCTGACTTCTTCTTGTCAGCCGAGATCGGTTTGAATGATCCACCATTCTCCGGACAGTAGATGGCGTTCTTGAAGTCCTGGTAGCGGCCTTCGAGGATCTCGCTGTTTTTGCAGATGTTGAGGGCATCATCAAAACAGATCTTAGCCTGCTCCTTCTTCGTGGCGGCCGCGAAGATCTCCGGCATAGGCTCGTCATCAACGAACAACCCATAGAGAGCGATACCTCCTATCAAAGGAGACTTGCCATTTCCCTTGCCTGTCTCGATGTAAGCCGTCCTGAACCGCCGGTAACCGTCAGGCCCCAGCCAGGCCAACAGACTACCAATGACAAACGACTGCCAGGGAAGTAGGACAAATGCTCCACCTTCGGGTAACGACAGCTGCCCCCAGAACTCAAACGCCACCTGGGCCAAGTCATTGTCGTACCGGATCCCACGCTTCCCGCCTTGCTGCAGATCCTCCAGGTGACGTTCACCCGCCAAGCGAACGTAGGGCCCGGCAACGATGCCACCGTTCAGGACCTCCTCGGCGTAGTGCCTGACTGGGTCCAGGCTGGCTTTGCGTTTCTTCGTCTTTGGCGGAGTGATGGTCACTAGTTGTTTCCAACGGACTGGAGATCAACCACACCGCCCCACGGCCAGGACCACGTTCGATGATAGACGGCCGTTTCGAAGTAAACCCTGCAGCAGGCAGGGTCGAACGAGTATCTGCAGTTCTCGCTCATGATCTACTCCTCCTCTTGTGGGATCTTGAAGTGCATGCGGACCATTCCGCTTCGCCCCACGAATGCAGCCCTGAAACCGCAAGACCGCAAGAAGTCATTAAGGCATTGGCCGTCGTCTATAACTGTAGCCAGCAGGGGACGGCGAAATGACGACAGTTTGAGCTTCAACTTTTCGATTATCGCTGTACCGACCTTCTTTCGCTGCCACTCACCATGCACCTTCAGCCTTACGATGAAGATCTCCTTCTCTCTGAGCAGGTACAGGACAAATCCAACAACCTGGGCTCCTACCTCGGCAACCATCCCTGCACAGTTGACCTGGCGAAGATTCTCTCTGAAATTGAACTCAGTCCATTCCTGATCGATGGCCAGAACTTCAGGCAAGTCTCTACTCACGATCCAGCGAATGTGGCACCTCAGCGTTTGCATGATCACCGACTCCTCTTCGCTCGATCCCTCAGTTCCCCGAGTGGATCGCGTTTTAACTGACTGGGCTCGACCATCTTGGTCACCTTCGCCCTGGATGCCGGCGACATACCGAACTCCGTCAACAAGGACTTCAGCTGCTTCATGGATTCTACCTGCACCTTGAAGGCTGGATTGATCACAGGCACCTCCCCGACCTTCTTTCCCTTCCGGTCAAGGAGCTTTTTCTTTACCAGGATCCCACCCTTGCGGATGATCTTCGTAGCTTCGTCGGCCTGGGCTGCCTGTTCACAGAGCATGGCCAGGGCGAGCTGGTCCGCCTCAGTCAGTACCTTGATCCTGAGCAGCATCGGGGAAAGTTGCTCCCACCAGGTCCGGGCAGGCTTGCTGAGGTATGCCGGTACCGAGGCATCGACAATAACCTCGGGCGTGGGCTCCAACTCGTTGAGCTTGCGCTTGCCTGGGTTGCCCTGGGCTTTCTTCAGCTCGGTGGGTTTGGGACGGCGGCCGGCCATTATTCGATGTCTCCCGAACGAATTACTACAGCTTGTTGATGCACCGTCACCCCGCTGCGAGCCGGAGCCAGCAGATCGGTCACGAGTGTTGCGGCTCGCATGTCTCCCGCCTTTGCTTTCTTGAGCACTGCTCCCATCACTTCAGCAACGTCGTCTTCAGAGACGGCACCGAACATAGCTGCGCGCAGTCTAGTGACCTGGTCAGCTACCTGACTGGGAGAAGGGAGATATTGCTCAACTTGTCGCAAACGTGTTTTTGGCCTGGTAACTAGTTCACGCACCTGGGCTAGTTCGCAGGGGTCAGATGCCTTGGTGTCAACAGGTGGCGGTAGTTCTTTGCCTTCATGCACAGGCTGCAAGGTCGCTGTGGGATGTCGCCGCCTCGCTGAAATCTCATTTCTCATCCAGTTCTTAATCATGGAGTACGCGAAATTTTTCCAAGGGATTCCGGCTTGTTGGTCAAACCTTACTGATGCCTCATTCAGGGCCTCGTTGCCGACTGATTCAAGGTCATCGATATTTACACCTGGAGGCATGCGAAACTTTCTGGCAGCGATCGCAATCAGTGGCATTGCTTCGTTGACCATAGCTTCTCTTGTCAGAACTGTCATACCGTCGCCCCTTTCGAAAGTAAGTCCATTGCTTGAGAGGTCAACAGATACAAGGCTCTGGGCCCCCGTTGCTTTGCCCCTTCAAGCTTAGTGCTTGCAACAAAACCCTTCGTGCAAAGGCCAGCCAGGTAGCTGGTACCTAACGCATTCCATAGCCCAACCGGATCCTTGCCAGTCATCTGGCGTATGTCATCTCTTGTCTTGGGCCCTGAGGCCAGAGCCAGCAGTATCTCTACAGCTCGAGGTGGCGTATCTCCTGGAAGGCCGTACTTCTCGGCGAACAATCGATATGCCTTGTTCCTTGGGTTCTCGCCAGCTTCAATTTGCTTGATCCGGCCTTTCTGACCCATCGCCCTTCGTTCTTCAGGCGACATCTGTATTGCTGGAAGGTGCATGCGACGGCGAATAGCAGTCACCCGCTCTCTGTCACCCCTACCATTGAATCCAAAGCTACCTTTCAAGAGCTTAGCAATCTTGCTGTCGTTGTGCCCGGCAGCATGCAGCGATCTGATTCTGTCGTAGACTTCCTTAGGATGCCGTATTGGAACTGACACCTTCAACCGCTCCGCCAGGCGATACACCAACATAATTGAATGAATATCTGTTGTTCCAAGCAGTTCACCTGCAAGTGCCTTGGCTCCTGCTGTCTTGTATCGTGTCTTCACGGCCTCGATCTCGTCCTTAGTCCATCGTCTGCCATGCGGAACGCCCAGGATCATAGCTCTCCTACGCACAGCTGGAGTCCCTCGACCTAATCGCCTTGCAATCACATCAATAGACGTGCCTGATGAATACTCGCTGCGGACAACAGCATCTTCTTCCAGCGTCCAGTTGCGTGATGGTCTTTTAAGTCCGAGAGTTCGACAACGATTCTTCACAGATGACCTAGACCTGCCCATTCTCTGGACAGCAGCGACCAACCCCAAAGAGGTGTAAACCTCACTGAGTTGAGCATCCATTTCTTTTGTCCAATGCTTCCGAGCCATGCCATCTCCAGTGGTGGGCAAAAAAAAGTTGGCATTTCGCGGCCGTGCACGCGAAACTGCCCTGCGGTCTACGGCTCCCAACCCCCTAGGTCTCTACCCCCCCCCTGGGTACCACCAGCCTCCACCGATTGCTGCGAGGCAGGCAGCGGCCCGAAGTCCGGGTTTCTGTTCATGATCCCCTTGTCGATGGTCGCAGCCTTAACAGCATTGCAATCACCGCACAGAGGCTGTCTGTTCTCTGGTGCCAGTGCTTCTCCTCCTCGTGCCATGGCCTTGATGTGGTCAATAGTGTCAGCCGCTACCACCTTGCCCCGTGCCAGGCAGTAGACACACAGCGGGTTCTCTGCCAGCTCCTGCTCCCGCATCTTGCGATGTTTGCGGTCGTAGCCACGGCGGTGGGATGTCAGCCTGGGCTGTTGCTTGGCCTGACCGAGAGGCTTGTTCCTTGGTGCCTTCCATGGCATGCTTGTTACTCCTTGATGAATGCAGGACGATCAGGCCAGACCACATCCTTCTTGCCCTTAGCTGCTTGTCTGAGTGCTGCAGCCTGTGCTGTTGCCCATCGTTCGGTTTGTTCCAGATGGTTCTCTCCCAAGACTACCAACGCTTCGATGTTGGGTGGCTTATCCATCACCATGCTGAGCAAGCGATGCACACGATGGGCTACTGGCTCTAATTGTTCGATCTGCTTCACTGTCTGGTCAACTACCCTATCCTCTGCTTCCTGCCGTAACTGAGTGTGCATGCTGAACTTCTCGACGTGGACCTTCTGCACCTTACCGCCGAGCAGATAGTCGAGGACTGTCTTGGTTGCCTTCAAGTCTCCTGCCTTTGCCTTCTCTATCTGAGTGGCCATGATCGAGGCGATGTCCTGTTCCGTTACAGACCCGTACATCGAGAGCCTGAGCCGTTCCGTCATGGCGACGATCTAATCAGGTTGGTTGTTCATGGGGACTAGAAACTGCTTGCCTTTGTTGGACATGAGAGGTGATCCTTTCCCGCCATTCAGGCGTGAGGTCGTAAATAGAGAGGTTTCCACCTTGCTTCCCTGTCTGCAGAAAGCGAGGGATTTTAACAACGATGCCGACATCCATGAGTTCGGAGAGGTAGGTAGATCTCTGGTCTCTTTTGCGGTCCTTCACCCAGTTGCCATTGGCACAGAGCCCGTTCTTCCTGGTACTGGTCCACGTCAGGCCGAGTCGCTCACATATCTGGGGTCGAGTGCTCGGGCCATGTTGAGCCAGGCATTATGCAACCTGCACAGCACGGAAGCGGAGCTGCTCAGGTAGTCCGTGATCGTGGGCATATTGTCGATGCTTCCGGTACCGAAGCTCAGCACGGTTCTTGATGCCGAGCCGCTCGAACTGGGTCTTACATCCCCGCCGTCGTGCCTCCAGTAACCTGTCCTGATGAATAGGGAGCCCCATCAGGGTGCGCAGCTCGTTGACGTATCGCCTATCGATGCCCAGCTCAGCTGCAATCTCGGAATCGGTCATCTTCTCGGCGTGCATCGCCTTGACTCGATCCCGGGTATCGGCTGGAACCGGATCCCACTTGCGTGGCATGCCGAGTTTGCGGGCCTTCTGATAGATCGAGCTGAGTGGCCGCCGAATCATGGCTTTCAGCTCTACCCCTGACTTTGAGTGGTAGTGCTCCTTCAGCATCGCTGTTTCTTCATCAGTCCAGGAGCGATCCTTGCCGAGTTGGAGTAGCTTAGACCGGGAGTTGATGGCTTTTGCTGTGCGAGAGAGTATCCTGCCTATCTCACGGTGAGACAGGCCTTGCTCAATTAGCTCTCTCAGTCGCTGTTCTTCGAAGCTGGACCAGCTCATACGCAGGATGATATTGCTCATGCAATCACCTCAATCACAACAGCAGCCCCAGGCTCTTCACCTGCAGCCGCGATCTCCTTGGTCAACAACTCACGACAGACCAGACAGTCATCCTTCCAGATGATGCCAGTCAAAGCGTCTTTGATCGCCTTGACGAGATTGTCAGTATCAGGCGGTGTCAGGTGCCAGCTGCGATCATCGGGAAGTATCTTGCTTACAGGTCTGGGCATGAGGAACTTCACTGACAAGCTGATCGGTACACCATCGAGCAGATCGCCCTGGTAGGCCTGACGGGCGAGAATCTGCACTTGAAGCTTCCAGGCGTGGACCGGATCGTCGCCAGGCAGATAGTTCTGGGCGAAGTGTTTGTTCTTCTTTCGGCTGAACTTCACGGCTTGGCGTTGACGTGGCTGGGCGATAGGAACCGCGTCGACCTGGAAGAAGATCACTTGGCGGCCTCCTGATCACGCTGGAGGCGGAGGGAGGCCACCTTGGCTTCCGCTACCTTCCATTCACTGAAGGCCTGCAGCTCCTGGGCGGTGAACTGGCCGGGCCAGCGGTTTTCGCAATAGACCAAGTCATTGAAGTGCTGCTGGAGTTCTTTTTCCGCATTCTCAGCCCTTGCCAGTAAATGGTCGATCACTTCTAGCAAGGTCATCCTGTTGAGGGGCTTCATGATGCCTTCTTTCTGTGTTGTTTGGCGTGAACACAGGTCGCGAAGTGGCTCTTGAAGCGTGGGGTTCCTTCAGGGACCACTTCACTGGCCTTGATCACGTGGGCGAGACGATTGACGAGGATGATGTTGCCGGACAGGACTGCAGCGTGGTCGAGGGGCATCTTCTTCCCGGTTTCAGTCTCAACCCAGACGATGCAGGCATTGCAGGACCTGCAGTAGGACAGGTTCATGATTTCCCCTTCTTGCCGAGGATGGGGAAATGACCGAACTGGTGAGGATCAACGACCTCATCCTTCTTCAATGCGGTGGGAAACTTGACCTCACGGATGGCACTATCCCAGCAGGCCAGCAGATCGGCATCTGCATCAAACGCCTGAGCCTGGCGAACGGCTTCCTGCCAGAGCTTCTCACCATCGTCCACAGTGCCGATGCGTTTACAGCGATCAGCCAACACAGGGAACACTTCATGGTAGAGCTGCTGGGCCAGCTCGAAGTCAATCAGTTTGATAAGCTCGGCGTGATCCTTCCAGTCTGACTGATCGAGATAGCTCTTGCGGCCTGCGGTACCGACGACTCCCAGCACGGGTAGCAACAGATTCAGCGTGGGCTTCAATTCAGGAAGCGTTTTGGTTCGCCAGATCTCGACTGCAGCACAGAGTCGCTTGTTCGTCAACGACTGCAGGCGTTCTTTGGTGCTGGGTGGAGCTGGCTTGCCAGTTTCCTGACTAATCTGGCGGCGGGAAGTCTGGCTCTCGGTTTGATAGCCTCGCTCCTTAACAACCCAGACAGTCTTTCCCAGATCACTACCGTTGACGTAAATCGCAGGCACAGCTCCGGCCGTTGTCTTCTTCACCTGGCTGAAGTTCCAGGACTGGCTGTCGGCCTTGGGTAGGCCTGGGACTGCAGCTGCATAGGTATCGCCGAAGTACAGCGGCTTCTGTTTGTCCTTTTTAAGCTTTTCGATGCCCAATTTGACGAACTCGACCTTTTTCTTCTGGAAGCATTCAGGATCCAGGCAGGTGTCGTCTTCACCGTCACCTGGCTCCTGGAAGAGGAGCCCTTGCTGGCTGGATCGCTTCGGGCAAGCCGTGCAGGCTCCAGCCTTGGGGAGCAGCCCCGCATCATCCAGCTTCCAGATCGCTGACTTGAGCAACGTCTCGAACCTGTCGATCCAGTGCTTCAGGTCAGACAACGAAGGATAGGTGCCTGATCGCTTGCCGTTGAGCTCCTGCACCCAGTCCGTGTTCCACTGCTCCGACTGGCGCTCGAGTATTCCCTTGGCGATCTGGCCCTGGAAGTCATGGCCATAGCGGGACAGCCTGGCGATATGACTGATGGGCCAGTTTTGCTGCTGGAAGATCTTCTGCAGATCAGGGTGGAGCTTGGCGAGCTGCAACCGATGAGCCACCCAAGGAGCGGACCGGCCGATCTGAACGGCGAGATCCTCGACCCGGGCTTCTGGTTGCAGGTCCTTGAGCTCCTGGACGTGCTTTGATTCCTCCCAGATCGTGAGGTCCTTCCGCTGCAGGTTCTCTGCCAGGTTCAGCTTCTGCTGCTGGAGCTCGTCGGCCTGGATGACACTGCAGTAGATCTCTTTTCCACCGTTGTGCTGAGTGGCCCGGAGACGACGTTCCCCGGCAATGAGCTGGAACTGGTTCTTTTTCAGCTCCGTGACGACGATAGGATTGATGAGGCCATGCTCCTGGATGGAGGCGGCGAGACCAGTGATGTCGTCCTTGTCATCACGGTTGTAGGTTCGGAGTTTGATCTGCTTGATCGGGATCAGCATCATGGCTACTGCTTCTCCTTTCCAAGCTCTGCTTCCTCAAACTTGAAGACAGCATCAATGATCTTGCCTGCAGCTGCTGGCGTCAGGGCCAGGTAGCTCGCCAGGGCCTTCCTGGTCCAGTCAGCTGGAGCCCCTGTAGGCATGTTGCGGTTCAGCTCCTCGATCTTGGTCAGTAGCTTGCCGACGGTGGGGAGCTGCAGCTGGCCGAGGAGCTGGGCCTGCATCGGCGTGATGGCATCGAGGTCAGCCACCTTCGTCTCCCGCCAGTTTTGCTGAAGTACAGGGTTAGTTTTCTCGATAGGCTTGGTTTCGGGGTCAGCTTTGCCCTTCTTCGTGGACTTGGTTCGGTTGCCGGTGAAGCTGGCGACGGCACGGAGTACTCGCATCGCCAGGTTGGGCCCCAGCTCCTTGCCGATCTGCTGCTTGGCCTTCGATTGTTGCTCCGGGGTGAGCTTCTTGTCGGCCTTCATGTGCTTCTCGAGCTGGCCCAGGGTGGATACCTGGATCTTCTCCCGGATCGACTTCACCATCGAGACCGAGAGACCGAGCACGACTGGATCCGCTGCGACGTTCGCCAGCGTGGCTTCATGGGTGTCGTCGGGTAGTGGGAAAGCCCAGGGGATGTCGACCGTGTTCTTCTCGTCAAACAATGGATGCTCCTCGTTGAGTCCTTTCAGGTAGGTTCTGACTTCATCACGCTTCAGCTCAAACTTGGACTTGGCGTCCTTGTAGAGCTCCTGGGCCTTGTCCATCTTGGTTTCGAGCTCGTCGACCTCGGATTCCATTTCGAGTACTTCGTCGAGATGCTCCTTGCACTCGATCGGGCTGAGGTCCTGCTTCACTGCGACCTTTGGCATGGGGCTGATTCCTCAGTGATCGCCAGCGCACGCTCCTGGGAGAGTTGATGTCGCCTGGCTGGGGTAGTGTCGGGGTGTTCGTTCTGGATTTGTTGCTTGATAGCCTGCTGCTGGTCGTAGGACAGAGCTTCCCAGGCCAGGGCCGCTGCTCGTCGGCGAGATTCGGAGTCGGTCAGCTCTGGACGATCCCGGGCCTTCACGGCGTGGCGGCGTTTCTGCTCCATCGCGATTTCCTTGCTCGATCTCCAGCAGCCCTGGCTGTCGAGTTCGTAGCCGTAGTTCGCAGGATTGCGGAGAAAGCCGATCACAAAGCCGCCAGGGTTTCTGACGATACGATTCCGGCAGGTCGCTTTTAGGTTCTGCAGCGCTGCCTGGAGCTTCTGGCGGGTGTGGCTGGCTAAGTAGTGCTCGGTTTGCTCGAGGCTGATTCCGATAGCTCTACACTCGGCAATGAGCTCTTCACGGTCGGCATCTGCCTCCGCTTGGCTGGATCCTTGGCCAGGCAGGGCATGAGGCTGAGCGTCAGCCTGGGCTTCGAGCCCTTCCCTTTCTTTCTCAAGTATTTTGAACTCGGCATCGGCAAAACCTCCTGATGGTGATGGAAGGGAAGAAGGAAGGGAAGAAGAAGGATAACAAGCTGGCATGGTGCTAGGTTGCAAGCTAGCACCATGCAAGGTTGGAAGCTGGCAATTTGCTAGGTTGGAAGCTGGCATGGTGCCAGCATGGCAAATGGCTACTTCCTCGAAGAGTGGCATGTAATCCCACATTGACTCAATGACCTTCATGTTCAGCACATAGCGATAAGTTCTGTCACAACCGAATTGCTCAAGCGAACAGAACCGCTTGGCGATTAGGGCCCGTACTGCACGTCGAACAGTATCAACTGACACCAGGAACCGCTCAGCCAGCGCTTCCTGGGTGTAGTCGATCCACAGCTTCGGACTCTCTTCCGGCTCATGAGGGAATCGCTTACACTTGCCATCACGTAGCACCAGGAAGTACTCCAGAATGAGAGCAGCAGTCTTGTTGCCAGTGGCTCGAAGGAACTGTTGCCTGGAACTGTCTCGCATCGTCACATCCCTGATCATCTGCGGTTGGGAAGCTCGTACTCGCTGACTTCGATCGGGCTGGCATGAATGCCGAGCCCGTTCTGGATGATGAATTGGTTGGCCAGTATCTCGTTCCTGAACTGAGGAACCCGGCCGCTGGGATCCCGGTAGAGCCTGCATCGCTCAGGGCCCCCGAAGATCCCGATGAATATCCACTTAATCATGCCTGCTCCAGGAGTAGCGTCATGGAGTCCACCAGGGTGCCTGGAAGTCCATGCTTGGTTCCGAGCTTCTTCTTGACCTGCTCAGCTCCTTTGACTGGCTCGACCTTTAGGCACTGCTTCACCCAGGCCTGGAAGATCCCGGGGAAGTGTTCGACCTGGTCAGGCTCAGGAGCGGAGGCGAAGTCAGTCAGGATGTCTCCGAACGTGGAGACTGTGGGCCCGAGCTTGTCGGTAGCAGTGATGCGGTTGTGCCAGGTCTGTACCCATTCCGGTCCGGCGACGGTTACAGCTTCGGGCTGCTTCGTCTCTTCACGAGCTGGAGCCGTCTCAGTGGTGGGCTGCTTCGTCTCTTCACGAGCTGGAGCCGTCTCAGTGGTGGGCTGCTTCGTTTCAGTCACTGGCGGTTTCGGTTCAGGCTTTGGACGCTTCGCCATAATCGCCTTGTAGAAGTTCTGGTAGGCATCCCGGCCTGACTTCCCGCAGCTGATGGCCGTGTTGAGACCAAAACGATTCTTGGCGAAGTGCCCGGCATCGGCCTGAGTGTAGAGCAGGCGATGCGACTTGTCCTTCACGGCCTGCTGTTGCTTGTCGGTAACCGAACAGACCTCCAGGTTCATGAAGAAGACGTTGTCAAAGAAGGCGTTGGTTGGCACCCAGAGATGCTTCTGGTTGATCATGGGTGTGTGGGCCTGATAGTCCTCTCCATCGGGATTCCGCATCATGGTCACTTCCGAGTGAGCCAGGGCAACCACTCGCATTCCCCTGGCTCTAACGCGGTTGAACATGTGAAGCATGTGGTTCCATGGCTCGGCACACCGCTCCCATCCCTTGGCGAAGGCATCAAACTTGTCTTCACGGTTCCAGAACTGATCATGCTTGACTTTGCGTTTCACCAGCAACTGGCAGCTGTTCAGTGTGTCGACAACCAGCGTCTCATGATCGTGCTGGGCATCTGCAAACCATTCCAGATCTTCGAGCAGCTCATCAAAGCTGGACACTGCTTCTTCTTTGTGGGCTGTATCAGCTGGAACCCTTCCCTCCCTGATCAGCGTCTTCAAACCGATTTCCAGATCGATCATCAGGAAGACGGGCTTCGGGAAGTGGGCTGCGAACTCGGTCTTACCTACACCTGGAGGCGAGTAGACCAGGGTGGCTTGGGGATACGACTGGACACGGGTGGCGATCTTCATGGGGCTTTTCCTTTCAGAGAGGTTTCTGACGTTGGGGAATAGGGACAGACCAGAAGGCCTTGCACTTCGTGCAGGTCCAGGTCTGCCAGTCGCCTGTGTAAGTTCGCAGGCGACCAGTGATAATCGGGAGCTGATGGCCGAACAGCCAACAGCGGAGCTTGTGGTACCAGAGCATCAGTTCCTCTCCGCCTGGGCCTTGATGAGCTTCTTCTCCGTTGAGCAGTTACCCATCAGGCAGACTGCAGCTTCAGGATGATGCTGCCTGGCACACTGAAAGCAGAAGATCACCCGCTTGGTTCCTGTGATCCACGACTTCTGAGCACAAGGAGGCACCAGCAGAGGCCTCACGCAATGAGGGCAGACGCTAACGATGCTGTCGGGAACGGCACGAGCTGCAGCCTGGCTGAAGATCGTGGTAGCCAGGTCAGCAACGAATATCTGCTGGATCTGGAAGACGACACCGTTCATTTCTTCACCTTCACCCTTTCCACGTGGTCCCGTTTGACGATCACCCGCTTGTCACCGAGGTTGACCTCGATGTTGTCACTTCGGTCAGCCACCCAGGTCACCCGGCCCAGTGTGTAAAGCGAGATGCCGTGTTCCCGTGCTGCTTTCTTGCACGAGATCCTGACCAGGTGATTGAGTTTGACCTTCTGCATGAGCTATCCCTGAATTCCGGAGGCACGATTCGAACATGCGACCTGTGGGTTATGGGCCCACCGAGCTGACCACTGCTCTACTCCGGAGGTTGGTTGATTAGGCTGGAACCGGAGTTTGTTCAGGAACTGGGACTGGCTCAGGCTGAGGAGCTGGAGCAGGTTCGATCACCTCCTTGGCTGCAGCTGCTTCTTCCAGCTTTAACTTGATGGCCTCGAAGATCTCAGCCACCTTGGCACGAGCATCGTTCTTGAGCTCCATCTTCGTGCCTTCTTCGACCTGGGCATCGAGAACGAGCTTCTGAGCATCCTGGCGAACTGTCTCACGCTTGAGCTTGGCAGCCTGGAGAGCCTGATCATAAGCGGCGGAGGCGAAGGCCTCGTCTGCCAGCAGCTGCTGCTCTGCAGCCAGGTTGTCCAGGTTGGCTCGTTCGTTCGCTGCCTGCAGCGCTTCAATGCTCTTGATGTGAGCGTCTTCGGCTGCATCAGCTGTCTCGTCGAAGTCGCCATAGACCTCGACCAGCTTAATGGCATCATCGATCAACTTCTTGCGTTCGTTCACGGTTGCAGACTCCTGTGAGGGGTTCTGTTCGAGAGCAGAAATCCAGCCCGTTTTTCGCACAGACTGAATCGGCCTATTTCCAGGCCCTTATTGGTTGATCTGTTCGAGGCTAAGCAGCCTTCGCCTGTTCTTGCACAGGAATCGAATCGAAGTAGTAATGCTTCCCGAGCTCATAGCTGGCGACGACGGCGGGGTTGTTCACCAGAATGGTGAAGTTGGCATTGGGCGAAGCATCGTAGAATCGACGATCTTCAGGGATTGAGTCGTCGTACACCGCTGAGAAGGTGAACTTTCGAGCGATCTTGCTCCAGTCCACTTGTGCAATTTCGACCAGCTTAAGTTTGCATCTGACTGTCATGATGACTCCTTGAGAAAAAGAAGGTCCCATTGCCTCAGGCCTTGCTGCTGTCACCCAGCTCAGCCTGAGTCCAGCGTTGCCGCTGGATCGTTTGCACACCCTGGAACCACGGGCGTCGCTTCTGTTGCCGGCACGAGCCACACCGCCAGATCGGGCTATCCTTGTCACACCTCTCCCGAACAGGAATCGCCCAGGCACTGGGGCCAGGCTCGTTATTTTCCAGCAGGGTGCGTTCTCGCCACCTGTAGACCGTGGCCGATCAGCATGAGCATCTTGTCGCTCGGCATCTCGGACAGCACGCGGAACAGGAGCGATGACACCCTGGAGGTTTCAGTGACATCGATCTTTTGGTTTGGTGTGTCAGCGCGTCTGGCGACCTCGCTGTAGAGTTCGGTGAGTGTTGCTGGCTGCAAGGTCATCCTCCTGGGGCTGCTGCCCGATTCCGGTAGTACCGATGCACTAGCACCGTGGAATTCAGGCGGCGGGTTGGTGTCTTGAAGATGAAGCCCCACTGGTGGAGCTCCGTGATTCGTCCCGAGATCTCGTGAAGCGACTTGTTCAATCGCATCGCGACCTCTTTGGCCGAGAGCCCATGCATCCCGGCCTGGCGGTAATGCTTGAGGATCGACCAGAGCTGAGCCCGCTTGGCGGGGTACATGCGTTGATGAGCTGACGCGGACGCTGCGGATCCACCATGTCGCCTGGCCGTGGTGTCCTGCTTCGAAGCCTGGTCGAAGAGTGGCAGACGCTTGTTGTCGGTCATGATGCTGTACATGGTGTCGTCTCACGCTAGCCGTTATCGAAGTCTTCATCCCTATCGAGCTCCACCCATTCCGTGGGATCTGGATCGTTCGCCCTGGCTACTTCGTCATGAAGGTTCGCCAGCTGGTTGATGCTGTTCTGGATGTCCTCCTGGAGCCGTCGTCGCTCCTGAGGCAGAACGTAGATCGTGTTCCTCCTAACCAGGCGAGTCGCTCCACCGATCCGGATGGAGACAAACCCGATCTGCTGGCCGGTGACCGTGCAACCATGCAGGCCATAACCCTCCAGCAGCTTCGCTGGTGTCCCCGGTGGTAGATAGGTTTCCAGTGTCATGGTCATCCTCGTTGGAGAGTCGCTTGAGCCATTTCCTCGCTTCCAGCAGCGTCAGTACTGCCTTCAGTCCGAACAGAATCCATTCTGGTGCGGTCATCTGGTGCCTCCTTGCGGGTTGTTGCAGTGGGGTGGTATGGGCTCGAACCATACTGAGCTGCCATGATGCGGCCTAGGAACCCGCTGTCACTTCACCCCGTTGCCCTGCTGTCTCTCCAGCTGAGCACTACTGTCACGTCTACCTGGTCCCGCTTGACGTTAGCTGACACCCGCCAGGCTGTCGGTCACGGCAAGCGGTGCTGATAGCCGTGATCTTGAAAATCCAAGCAAGGAATCCCCTCGCAGGCAGCACTTCCATTGTTTCCACTAGAACACGTCATCATCAGCAATCGCATTGACCAGCCAACAGGCACCAGCAATCACCACAGCAGCGATCACCATCAAGGCGATAAGAACGATCATGTCAGACCTCCTGTGTCAACATTCTGCCAACTGTCCAGGAAACACGGGTCGATCCCTGGTCGAAACGGCGAGAGGACTTTATGCCGCTACCGCCAGCTGCTTGCCGTACTCCACGGCATCAACGCTTTCTCCATCTGCGAACACGATCCGCAGGGCTTCGGTTTGATGCTCATCCCTTTCGCAGTACTCCGTCACCAGGTATGTCCGGTACCCGCGGTACCAGAGCGTCGCCCGTTTGTTGTGGGATTGCTTCGCAACCCGGCAGGCCTCCACCAGGGCGGAATCGCGGGTTTGGTAGATCGTCAGGTCGAGGGGTTTGGCTGCCAGGGTCATCGGGAGAGGCCTTAGGGGTGAGGGGTTGGGGGTTAGAGGCAAACGATCACGATCAGAGCGAACACCACGAAGGCAACCAGGGTGATTGTTCCGGTGATGGCGATGAAGTCTTTCATGAGGTGCTCGACTTTGAGGAAGTTGATGGTTGAAACAGCTGTGATGACAGAATATAGTGTCAATAAGACCTAGTGTCAATAAGCACTAAAGATTTACTTTCAGAACGTCGAAGAGGAGAAACGTAAGTGCTGAACGGAACGATAGATATGCTGCTCGCAGAAAAAATTAAAGAAGCTATGATGCTCGCAGGCATCAAGAGCGAACGAGAGCTTGCAGAGCTTTCAGGGGTCTCATATGGGACTGTGCACAACTACATCATGGGAAGACGGGAGCCGTCGTTTTTCAAGCTGATGAAGATCGCTAAGGCATGCGGCAAGGAAATTAACTACTTTGCTGATGCCGACGAGGTGACAGGAAAGCCACCGAAGAAGGGGAAATAGCTTGCGGTAGGGCACGAATAAGCTAGGCTTGGGGCGTAATTTCTCATTCGAGCCTCAGCTATGCACATCCTACTTGCTATTGCGATTGTTTTGATTCCCGTTCTCCAAGACGCCCCTTCAAAAGAAGGAGAGAAAAAGGGGAAGTTGATCCTCAGGAAGCCACACAACATTAAAGTAGGTGATGAATTTTACTTAGGAACGGAGGGAAAGTACCTTGATGTAAAATATGAAAACCAAGATGTTGCTATTATCGCAATAGCCTTGTTCTGTGATGAATATGTAAAGTATGTTGTTGCTGGGGATGGGACAGGCATCAAGGAGATGATTAGGGGAAACAGGCTATTTACAACAGCACATGGTACAAAAGCAAAAATACTTCAGCTATCAAAAATACCATTCAAGAATATTGAGATTTTCGAAGTAAGACTTTTAGATGGAGAAATGAAGGACAAAAAAGGTTACGTGTTCAGCCATGACATATTCGAACCTGTTGATCTAGAGCTAGCTGAGAAAAGGAAAGTTCAAGCTCAAAAAGAGCTAGATCAAGAACGCGAAGCTCAAGAGAAGCTTACAGCCAAGAATCGTGAACAGGCCGAGAAGCGAAAGAGCATGGAAGCGAAGGCTAAAGCAGACAAGAAACTGGCCGAAGATGAAGCCAAAGCCGCCGAGCTCCTGAAGCATGCAAAACGCTGGCTTGCCGAAGGCGACAAGGAACTCGCCAAGAAACGACTGGACGATCTATTGAAGCGATTCCCCACCAGCCAGGCCGCTCCTGAGGCGAAGAAGCTGCTGGGGGAGATCGGGAAGTAGAACGAAAACCACTATTAAGGAATGCCCCATGCCAGATCCACACCAACCACAACAGCCACCTCCTGAAGAATCGAAGAGGCTTCAGGAATCAGTAGATCCAAATTCGATTATTCCCCACAGGCCACCATTCGTGCCTATCCGCCCTCAACCCACTACCTCAACTGATTCGACCGAGAAGAAATAATGCCAAGGTACCAACCTCCCCAACCGACTCCACCCATTAGGCCACCAAGTTATCCCGTTCAGCCTGGGGAGAAGCGCATGAACCCCCAGCCGCACCGTCCACCTTCTCAGCCGGTGCGGCCTGTGCCGGTACCTTCGCCACCTCCACCACCCCAGCGGAGCAAGTAGTTGCAGGCAATCTTGAGGCCGTTTCCTCATTTAAGCATTGCTCCAAGAAAGGGCGATCAACTGATCTCTCCATCGAGTGGAGGGCATTCGATTTCGTTTGCAACTCAGTAAGTCGATCGATAACGTTTCCGTTCACTGTATCATCTTCACTCTTCATGCAAACCTTCAACTCTTCAGCATCGACATCGCTACGAAGATCACTCCAAAGTCGATACATTTCACTGTGTTCTTTATCCCAATCGCCAACTGGTATGATGTTCATTGCAAATGCCGCAACAGAAGAGATAACTGCCAACCAAAGTGCAGTCCAAGGATAATCGAAACCCGGGACGGACATTACCAGACTGACAACCGTCATAATGACAACCACAATTTTAATACAGCGATCCCATGCTCTCCAAAATGTTGCATAGGCTTGATGATACCTATGATTCATTCCGCAAATAACTGAGAGAGAGTAGTTGCGATTTCTGTATTCTCTGACCTGCATTTCGATCACTCCAAAAGACCGATGATCAGTCGGCGGTCACTGACATTATAGCAGGACTACCCTTCCTGCACTTTCACCGCATTGTCAAACGAGTTACTCCCCTCGTCGTACCTGGGCTGAGGCCCTGTCTTCTTACCATAGCATCCGATCATCGGTGTCAGCCTGGCGATCACCGACTTCAGGCACTTCTTGCAGTACCTGTGATCATTTGTGACAGCAGGCTTCTTGATGCAGCTGCAGCAGATCCCGTCGGTTCGTGGTGTCGGAAGATTCATAGTCGAGTTCCTTGTCTTAGAAGCATGTGAACTTAGAGAGCCCGGACCGTCCGAGCAGCCTGTTCATGAAACCAACCACCCAGCGAACCACCAGGATCACTCGATCAGCTGGTGGCTGCAGCCAGTACTTTCCGGATCCGTCAGTCTGGATCATGGTTCCATAGGCGGGATCATCCTTGAGGATGTCGCTGATCTTCTGCGTCTCGCCACAACCGACGGCCGCGAGATGCCTGGCACCGACGACAGGGGTCCCTGCTTCCCAGTGCTGCCAGAGTACTTTGACTATGCGGGCCCGGAGAGGAGTGAAGAAGTACTGCACGCCAAACCAGCTCACCGAGATGAAATCGTCAGAGTGCCTGGCAGGGGACAGCCTGGCGATGACTACCTCAAGGTGAGGTCTGAGCTTGGGGTAGTGGGAGTCGCAGAGCCTGGCGACGTAGAGCGCTGCATAGTAGCCGAGGAACTTGGAGATAGCTGTGGTGGGTTCCTGCTGGCGGCGTGGGCTGAACAATTCAGGACGTTCACGGACGAGAGTAACTTTCTTGGACTTCTTCATTGGAGATCCCCCTGCATGGTTCGCCCTCAGATCCTTGGATCGCGAACCGGGAAAAGGTTGGGGGTACACATCTTGTGCACGTGTCACTGGTATAAACGACAGTCCAGAGGTCATCAAGTGAACACTATGTAGTTTTTACAAGGTCCTGGAATCTGGAAGATGTACAGTTGCCAACAGCAGGTGTCATAGACTAGAAGCAGTTCCACTCATGAGGCGATGATGTCACAGTTATCAGGAATTCCTCGCTCAGACTTACCACCTCTGCCAGAGGGTTGGGACAGATTCCTTCCATTCAGTGGGGGTGAAGATTGGGAAGGTAATCCGATCCTTCGAGACAAAAACAACAATTACATCCCTCTCGATGAGCAAGATTACATATTCCTGGCTGCACTGATCAACGCTTGCTACAAGTCCTCTCCATGATTCGACCGTAGATCGACCAGGGTTCCTGCTTGAGCCTGCATACTGACCTCGTCACCAACGCCGAGGTCACCATGCCGAATCTCATCCCGCTCACCACTGTCCCTGCCCTAATCGAATCTTGGTACGGCTGGCGTCCTCACTCGATGACCGTCTTCCGCTGGACCCAGGGCGTACGTGGTGGCCAGCACAAGCTCAAGACGATCAAGCGTGGATCTCGACGGCTGACCTCCCGCAGCGAACTCCGTCGCTTCATGCGGGCCTGGTCAGGGGACGAGCGAGATCTCGCCACTCCCCGACAGTCGAAGTCAGTGGATGAACGCGAGTTGGAGCGAGCAACAGCCAGGCTCAAGAAGATGGGTATGCTCTAAGCGATGATGTCTTCTATAGGTGAGATATTAACCTACTAGCTTGTTGAACTCTTCGATAGACAGTCCAGCAGCATCAATCTGTGACTTTAGCAAGCCGGTTCCTAAGGTATCATTGTTGTGAACAGGGATGCTCAAATGATAACGACAGCCAGTTTTTTTAAGGATGAAATGACTGCCAGTAGTACGGACGTGAACGAAACCGGCGTGCTCAAAGGCACGCACGGCTTCTTTACCTGATACTCTTATGAGCTTAGGCATTCACATATACCCAGACGTAATGAGATCCTTCAATGGACTCGTTGTTTTCGGTCCAGGGTATCTCTTCCCCACTATCTGAATATGACTCAATCGCACCTTTTGCTGCTTCTTTTGCGTTGGTGATGGCTTCCTTTTTAGTCTTACCCTGGCTTCCAACACCCGGTAAATTCACAGCAACTGCAGTGAAGACATCATCCTCCTGCGTAACACGTAATTGAATTCGATAGTCCTCACGCGTTTCCCATGCATCGAGAACTTCGACATTACCGTCACTTTCGCAAATGGTAATGGGTTCAGCTATCATGGCGTTCTTCTCCGGGAGATTCTTGAGGTCCTTCGGGTCGATAATCAGAAACGACAATCCTGTGAGACCCGATAATCTCACCTTCCCAAAGCAAATCTAAGGAATATACCCCAGATTCTGGAAAGAGTTTGTCGTGTGGTGGCAGTGGCTGAGTAATTTCAACAACTGCAAACCGATCATTACACTTGATCGCAAGCTCCATGCCAAAGCGGAGCTTGTTCTTTGAGACGTTGACAAACTGAAGCGTCACCTTCGTGTTGTCAACAACGTCAGTCAGACTTATATAGATCCATGGGCATCCAGGGTGAGTGCCTCCAGGGATCAGTTGCCTTTTAGTCCCATCAGCTAACTCTAGTTTAGACACAGTTAGCTTGGCTTTGGTAACGGCGTTGAAGGTTCCGGCGATCACTTTCTTACCAGATACATCAGAATAGACATGATCTGCTAAGAGAATTGCCTGGAGAATGGGCTTCATATCGTTACCAAGTCGGTCTGATACATTATACGCCGTATACCCTTTCGGATAGACCTAGTCTAGCTTACCTTATCGACCACACCAAATGCATTCCTGGAGTTTTCATATTATCCAGTCAATTCTCATATATGCCTAACCCAGCTTCTTCATCGCCTTGAATGCCTTCCTTTTGTTCTGCTCGGCATAGATCTGAGTCGTCTCCACCTTCTTGTGACCGAGCAGCACACGGGCAATCTCAAGCCCGTATCGTCTTCTGAACCTAGTGCCAGCATTGTGCCTGAGCTGATTCGGCGACCATCGATCGATCGCATCACGTTCGCAGACTCGCTCGATGTACTGTTGATAGTTCCTGACGGTGTAGGCGTTTCGCTTTCCCGTTCGGCTCAGGGCTGCTATGAAGCAGGGTCTGTCAGCATCCCGCAACAACCACGGTGCCAGGATCGCTTGAGCCTTCTTGCCAATGTAGATCTCCCGGCTGTCGTCTTCGTGATCTGCGGTTTTGTGCCTCTCCGGCCGGTACACCCAGACCTTACGTGAACGGTCGACCTGGCCAGGTGTGATCCTGCAGACTTCCCCTGGTCGCATGCCCGTATAGAGCTGCAGGCGGATCATTGCCACGATCTCCGGCCTGGATCCAGCCATCACCGCTTTGATCGCATCGAACTTGGCTGGCTTAATGCGTGCCTTCTCTTTGGCTTCACTTCTTCCTTTCCTCAACCCCTTCACTGCACTCAGCGCGTGATGCACACTTCCTGGGATCAGCTCCTCCTCAACTGCCCAGGCGAACACCTGCTTGATCCTTCTGATGTGCGAGTTGATGTTCCGCCTGGCGTACTCACCATCGATCATGCTCTGGCGAACAGCCTTCAGCTTCTTTGGTGTGAAGTCCTTGGCAGGCAACCGGCCATACATCTTGACCAGAGCTTTGCAGCTGTATCGGAAGTTGCTCAGTTCGTCAGTCTCGTCTTTGCCACGCTTCCGGTACTTCCCCTGAGCGTGAGACATGAAGGCATCAAAGATGGTGATGATCGCAGGCGCCTTGGACCTGACGACATGACAACCAGCTGCACGCCATTCGACGAGCAGACATTCGTACCACTGCTGAACTGCAGCGGGAATGAACTTGGGATGGGGCCAGCGGTGAGGTGTGGAATAATGGTCGACCCCGTTGAGTCTGACGACTCCGAGGCCACGTGCGTGACGTGTAAGTTTAGGGGGTTCCATATCAGATCCGGGGAAGTCCTCAGTACGGTACTGAGGAAACGCTGCATTTCCCGCATTGCTTTTCAGCAAGTCAACGATTGCAAGTCGTTGTCGGATCTAGACTTATGGAAGTGGGCGTTACAGGACTCGAACCTGTGACCCCCAGCGTGTCGACCGAACGGAAGTTTCAGCTGATTGCCCTGCAATTACAGGGGTTTTCGACAGATATGGTGCTCAACTTGAGCTTAACATCAATATGCAAAAACCTGCGGAAAACCGCAGGTTTTTCACTCTTGTACTGAGACTGTACTGAGGCTTTCTGTTCACTATCTTTTGCCGTTGTACCACTCAATCATAGAGTGAGAGCAGGATAGCCAGTGAGAACTTCAGCTGTGCCACAGGATTCCACATCATGATTGCACCCTTAAGATCGCTTTCAGTTTTCGCGTTTTTCGGGAGCATTATTTTGGTCATTGCATATTACGATTGCAAGTTTGCCGCTGACCAAGACCGCAAGAAGGCTGCTCCGACCGTGGCCATTAAGTGATAGCAGCAATCAACTGCGTAGCTACCTTAGCGTTACCACTGGCCAGCAAGTGATACTGCCCGTTGAGATCTGTACCTGTATCGATCCATGAATCAGTGTTGAGGTATATGCACTTTGCTTGCTCTGGTGTAGTTAGCGAACGAGCCGAAGCATCACCAGCACCACCAATGATCGCAGCAATGTAGCCGTTGAAAGTGGTTCGCGTTGCCCCGTTCACAGTACCCGGGAGAATGCCTGGGTAGTAAATCTTCGTGGCTGAACCACCGCACAGCCCATGCAAAATGTCGTACACAGCGTTGCGAAAGTTCGCGTCAGTCACGCCAGTCTGCACGTCATTTCTACCGTAGTTGACAACTACACGCACAGGCAAGGTATTGTTGACGGTCGTGACGATCCCACCAGCGACAGCACCTACCAGTGTTTGCCCCGACTGTCCGTAGTTTCGTGGTGCGTAACTCTTGCCGACGGCCGTCAGCATCGCCCACGACTGATCGTAGTAAGATGACACCAGCCCAACGCCTTGCGTGATTGAGTCACCCGCAAATACAAGCAGATCACGGCTA